CGCGCCCAAACCCGATATGAACGAGCGCCAACCTCCAGCCCCGTCGTTCATGTGGGTCGTGTCTACCTCTTCACGCTGTATGTCGGCATTCCAGTTGCGCACCTGCGCCACGTCGCTGGTGCCGACCGCCACCTTGCCGCCATATCCGGCTACTGCAGCCATCTATTATCCACTCCTGTAACCGCCTGAGCCTGAACGCTCCAGGCGGAAATTGCATGAGAAAAGCGGGCGACCGTTGTCGTCCGCTCCTACCGGCGTTATGTCGCCGATCATCCAGATTCCGATGTAATGCGTGTCGCCTATCGTTGTTCCGGGTTTACCTAGCAGAGCATCCTTGACCGCTTGCGCCTTGACTTGCACTGCCGGGTATTCCGCGCTGCCAGGTTTGCCCCGTATCATCACCTGCACGGTGGGCCGGTCGTGCTGCCATTTAGGATCGGGAGCGAACCCTCCCGTGTCCTTGACATGTATCGTGCGGTCAGGAGTCGCCTCCATGGTCGTGCCTTGCGTGATTCGCCAGTCTGCCGTAGTAGTGCGTGTGCCCACGCCTGCCGCAACCAGCATGTCCGCTATGTCCTTGCATGGAGCATTCACTTCAACGCCTCACCGCCCCGCTTGCGTATTGCCTCCGGCAGCATGTCCGACATGTCCTGCACGGCCTGCTGCAGGAACTTCGACCGCCCGCCCTTGGGGTGATCGAAGTCGTCTCGTTCATGTTGCGCAGCGGCGTATGGAACGCCGAAACCGATTGTTACCACGGGTTTCGTGCCCTCCGGTATGTCGCCGCCGTCCACAACATCAGTGCCGCCTTCGCCCGTGCCCTTTGCAATCAGTTGCCCGGGATTCCCGGATACCTCATAGACAGCAACTTCTTTGCCGCTCTTGCTCGTAACGGTAGTCGCAGTTAATGCAACATCTTCACCCCACGCCAATGAGCCGGATCGCCGGAGATCACCCGTATCAACTGGAGCATCCCGCACGGCCTGCCCGAGTGCGGCAAGCCCAACGTCACGGACTGCTTCCGCCGATAGGCCCTCAATCTCGCCCAGCTTGGCGTTGAGCTTGGCAATCGCGTCATCCAGCCCTTCCAGTCGCGCCGGCATTACACATACACCTGCCAGTGGTCGGTAGCGCCGTCCAGCCCCACACGCTCCAAGATGCTCATGGGCTCTCGTGCATCGCTTGACGGCTCGCCCGTATGTCTGCCCGGCGCTATGCGGCCCTGTAGGTCGATGGGTTGCGGTAGCCAGTAGACTGCCGATGCCACCAGCTCCCGACCGTCCTTGCCCCGTATAAGCTTCGTGGTGCCCTGGTATCTGCACCGGAGCGCCTGCGGCGCACCATATCCCCCGCCGCCCCACTCGCCGCCTTCGCCTGGCGGCCAGTAGGTGCACTCCTGCATCATCGTCGCGATGCTAGACAATGGGCACCGCCCCCAAGAGCCACGGTCTGAGTAACAGCTTGGCCTGCGGCGATAACAGCTCGCCTGATTGAGTCCGCGCCAGCGCCGACTTGTCGTAGCTCTCCGAAGCATCGCCTATGCTAACCGCCGTCAAGCCATCTCTTTGCCTTGCTGTTCTCTGCTGGTCCTGCGAGAGGATGGCAAGAGCCTCCTCGCATGTCGCCGCCTTGACCGCCTCGTGTATCTCCGTTTCCGTGTTCCATGCGCCCCGCCAGTAAACGGCACGGGGAAATGCGAGAGGCTGCGAATCATCCGCCTTGCGTCCTCGCAGCCTCTGCACGTCTATGTGTCGCGTGGCGGTTGCGAGCGCCTGCGCTTTGTGGACTTCGGTGGCTGCTCGCCACTGGTCGGCCCCGTATCGGTCGCCGAAGTAGGTATCCGCATCCGCCGCAGAGATGTAGCTCGCCACGCGCTACACCCCCTAGACGAAGAGATACACGTCAACGGCCTTGCCGTTCAGTGCGCTATTGAGATCTACCGTGTTTGATTCCAGCGCCGTTGCGCTGACTGTCACTGTAGGCCCTGCATCCTTGGTATTATCCAAGTAAGCCGCCTGCACCGTGTTATGGGCCAGCTCATACGGCAAGCCCAGCACATCGGTAGTGCCCACTGATACCCTGTCGTCTGCTGCGCCAGCGGTTGTGTCGGTCGATGATGCGTCCGGCGTCAGGCCCTCGCAAGTGCCGTTGGTGTAGGCAATGTTCAGCGTGGCGTCGTTGGCATCGGCCACTTTGGTAGTCAGCACAACATCGGCTCCAGCGCCGCTCACGGTGAAATGATCGGCCACGAGCGGAGCAATATAGCTCCGTATCTTGCTTGCTACCGCCGCTGCGTCGTCGCCCAGATCCACGGCCACATGCATTACCTTGTCGTCCGCATAGTGAGCCGACTTCACCGTCACGGTCGCTGTGCCTTCCTTGGTGATTGTGCCTACGATGGTCGCCGTCTCAACCTGCTTAGTGCCTGCGTTGGTCTGTATGGGCAGATCGACCTTCGTCACCGTCTTAAACGCCTTCGCGCCAGCCTTCGCGGTAATACCGTTGAGCGCGAGGGTCTCCGTGATCGTCTCGCCAGCCAAGTTAGTACCGGTGATGGTCACGTTGCCGGTCATCCCCGCTACGCTGCCCACCACAGCAAGCGCCCGAGCGTAGTCGGGGTTGACAAGCCCACTGGTGACGGACTGCGCTGCGTCTGTCAGGTGGAGATACCCAACGGCGTCAGCATCTGCAGCCGCCGGATTCGTCCACCGGCAATGGGCCAGGAAGGCCCGGTCCACATGGAAACCGGGCACGTCCGTCTGAATTATCTGTCCGAGAGATGGGTTGTAAGGGTAGAACTTACTCACTCCATATCACTCCTAAACGAGCACCGCGAACGGGTAGCGGGTCGCGTCGTTCGGGTTGATCCTGTTGATCGGGTTAGGCAGCTGCCAGCCCAGGCGCATTACGGCGCGAAGAGCCACCATGTCCTGCTGCGCCAGGTTGTAGACGATGTTGCCGTAGGTGTCAGTGATAACGGCCTCTGTGAGAACCTTGTATGTCACGTCCTTGCGGAGAGCATACACCAGCTGGCTCCAGTCGCCGGAAATAAGCTGAGACGACAGAGGGTCAATCGCGCCGTTCAAGGGGAAAATCAGGTCCGTGCCGTCGAGGCTGTAACGGGTCTTCTCCTGGATCCAGTTGAACAGCGGCACACCGTTCGCGTCTCTGAGTCCGCGCAGCTTGGCCTTCATTGTCAGAGCTGCTACATGCCCGGTAACGAGATAGCCATCTTCCTCTACCTTGGAAAGCAACCCGCCTTCAGCCATGATGTCATCGTAGAGGTCGGCTCCAGCGCCGAGATTGACTACGTGGCCCGCTGCCGCCGCACCCACGGTGATGCCGTTGGGCCATGTCGCGGGCGCGTTGGTGCCGTAGAGAACGGCCTGGTCGAACGCGATTCCGAACGCTTCCACGAGTCGAGGCTTAACCTCACCCCAGATGTCGTATTCCGCATCGTCCAGCACGTTCTCCGGGATCGGAATGATGACCGCCAACTCCTCCGCGATGATAGACTTCTTGTCCCACGCCATCTTGGAGGTCTGCTTCAGACCCGTATCGCCGTTGACGAAATACGCCTGGGCCAGCGCCGTGAGAATGGGCTGGTTGCGCTGTTTCGCGGTCATGTCGGGCAGTCTCCGCGCCAGGCTCATTACCGCCGAATACTGCGGCACTGACTGAAGGATCTCTTTTGCCGTTTCTACCGGAATTAGGGCATCAGCATCGTTTCTGCTGATCATTCGCTAAACACACTCCTGAAAATGAATTGACCAGGTTACCCCCGGCCTGCCGCCCTCCGTATGAAGGCATTCATGTCTGTTTTGCTGTTGGAACTGCCGGGATTCGTCCCGGCCCCTACGCTGCCCTTGGCCTCGCCCTTCTTGATCCAGGGTTTCTCCTTGGCCAAGGCTTCCAGCGCCTCTTTGACGCCCGTTACCTTACCGTTCTTGAGCTCTACACTGTCGCGGTCTATGAGCGCATACGCCGCATCGCCGTCCACGAACCCCATGTCTGCAGCTATGGACTTGACTTCGGCGCGTATCAGTATCTCGTTTGCGGCGGCTAGTGTCTTGGCTGCCTGAGCCTCTGCCTCTTCCTTGGCAGCCCTCAGCCTTTCGGTTTCGGTCATCGCGGCCTTCTTGCGCTCATCTTCGAGTTTGGACTGGTATTCGGCTTCCCACTTCTTGCGATCCCGCGCCAACCGAGCCTCGACAACCTTGTCCACCTCGGACTGGGGCAGCATCTTCTCTGTGGTCTTATCCGTGTTGACCTGCACGTCAGGGTTCTGTTTGGTTTCGTCGGTCTTGGTATCTGTGTCTGGCATGTCTACCTCCCGTTTAAGGCCCGTCGGCCATAACCGGCTTTAGCCCGCCGTAGGCATGAAAAACACGCCTCTTGGCGTGTGGGGAATGCGTCTACTCGGTCACTCGCAAAGGCTCATCCAACAGGCAATCCGGCGGCCCATATGCCCGGCAGAATGCCGCGGCGAGCGAATCGGTCACAATCTCATTAGCATAATGTGCCTGCCGCCGCACCAACAACACCCGCTCATTGCTCGCGCCGTTAAGAGCCAAGTCGACAGCATTGTCGAGCGGCACCAGAACCATATGCAACAGTTCATGCGCAATGGTCAACGAGAGGTCTGCCGGAGCGGCCGATTCGATATGCTCCCGACAAAAACGAATCAATGCTAATCGCCGGCCATCGACTTGTTCTATGCTTGCCAGCGCGTATTCGCCTTCCGGTTCCTCGTCCCAACCGACGCGGAATTCCCAGTCCTGCATCCGCAGGCGCTTCTGCCACTCCGCTATCGCCTGCTCTATCTGCTCATGCGTGTAGCTCATGCGTCCTCCTGAATA